TGGTTTTGAGGCCTGGGTGCAAACCGCCTTCCGACATGGCCTGTTTGGATTCAATCCAGCGCGCCAGATCGTGCTCTTTATTCAGAGTCGGCTTGAACTCACCGTCAACACTTGCGCCAAAGGTCGTGAAATCAACTCCGTCTTTTACGCGACGGCTGAGCTGATGTAACGGCCCTGTGTAATCGTATCCGGTTTCTTCAAGCAGTTCACGGCGCGCTGCTGCATCAGCTGTCTCGCCTTCTTCAATTCCGCCGCCGGGAACAGACCAGTAATGTCCGTCGTCCACGCGGCGTGCAAGGAGAATGTTTCCTGACGAACTTGTAAGCAATACTCCTGCGGCTTGACGGTTGGGAGTATCGCCCATGACATTACTTGCCCTTCTCGTTGGCTACCTTTCCGGCTATCTTGGTGGCATAAGTCTTGGAGTAGCCTTTCTTCTCAAGTTTTTCTACAAGCTCGTTGAACTTGGAATCTTTCTTAACACTGTGAAACGCCGATTTCAGTTCGTCCATCTTCATGCAGTCCTTCATGCAGTCCGCTGATTTCATGGCTTGCCTCATACTGTTTAATACTCGCAGCAATCAACTGCAACGTACTCGGTTCACTGTCTCGGCGTGCAAAAGGATTCTTAACCGGAGACAGCTTTACCAGCTTTCTGTCAGCGCGTCTCATGCGGCCTTCCTTATCTGGTTTGCGGCCAACAGTTTCTCAAGACCTGCCTTAGTCAGCATGTCCGTCGGTATGTCTCGCAGCGAATACAGGTGCGTATAGAAACACCTGCAAAACGGCGCTTCCCCAGTCTGCTCAATCTGGTCCGTGAACGGGCCTTTGTTTTTCATCAGACCGTCGCGTATCGCCCAGTTGTCCCGCACTACGAACGGCCTTTTATGGCTGTCCAGGTCGAACTGCTTGTGATCCTCGCGGTAGTCGTATCCGGCCTGGTGATAGTGACTGTTCCATACGCCGGCAATCGCGCCGCCATCCTCGGCCATGATCTGATTGACTGCGGACACCAACTTGTGCCCCTGATCAATAATGACGCGGCGTTCCTCGAACGGTAGGCTTGCGAAGGCGCGTTTCAGCTTGGGGTCCAGATTCTTGTACGTCTCAACGCGACTCCCGCCGGTCGGTATCGAGGTCGCCCAGCCGGAGAATCGTTGCAAGGTGCGTTGTATCGAGGCCTCGCGATTCAATCGAATCAGGTTTGCACTGGCCAATATCCGCTTGTCCAGCTCCTTTCGTAGAGTCGGTTTCAGCGTCTGAACCGTGAACTCTGATATGCCCTTGTGCCGTTTGAACAGCCGGTCACGCTTGACGGTCTTGTCGAATATCTGCGCCAGTTGATCGGTCAACTTGCGGCGCAGCTCATGCTCAGGCATAAGGCTGCCTTGTATGGTCTGCTGCAACCGTCGCGTCCAGTAATCCAGACGTTCCTGCGTGTCATAGCCGAACTTAATGAAGTCCGCCACCGCCAGGCGCAGCGTCTCAATCAGCGAGTCGCGGCGCACGTTAGCCGCCGCCCATTCTGCCGAACTTCTTGGCCTCAGCGCCGGAGGCTACCGGCTGATCCTGCTGTTGTTCTGCTTTATCAGCCTGCGTTTCGATGTAATCCGTCAACGTATCAATATCCAATTCCAGCTCATGCGGGAATAGCTGCTTGTTCTCGGCCAGGTTGTCCATGCCCCACTGAATCGCGCGCGCTTTGTTTTCAGGGTCTAATTCAGGTATCAGCGTTTGCAGATAGGCCACCACGGCTTGCAGCTTGGTTTCTTCAACCTTAATCGTCTCAGACGGCGGCTCTACCAGCAGCGATGGCCACTTAGCCTCGTAGTTATCGCGCCACTCTGAGAACACGTCCTCATAGCTGCGGTCACTATAGGTGTCCGGATATTTCTGCTGAATGAGCGTGTAAAAATCAGGATTCCACGCGCGATGCATCACCACGCGCTCAATGAACTCGTACGGCGGTTCCATGTCCTTACGGACCTTGTCAATGTACTTGGCGATATTCTTGGCATCCTCACTGCCTTCGCCAAATCCTGATACCAGCGTCTCGTTATCCAGCAACTTGGCCGGCATCTCAGCCGCCGAGGCGATGTCCTTGATAATGTTGGTGCGCGAGTACGTTCCCGCTGCGTCCACATTCATCATGTTCAGCGTCTGGATATCCTCCGTGACATCTATCGTCAACACCTGCCCGGTCTGAGCTTCCTGCACGAAGGCCCGCTTAATGGCGGTCATCATGCCGCTCACCTTGTCAATGATGGAGCCGGGTGATTTCTGCTTGGCGATGAGCACGCCCAGCTTGGTCTGGATCATATCGTTCGCCATCATCGAGCGGACAAACGACTTCAGCGGGAACAACGCCCGCTGATAGACGCTGCGACCTACGAATCCGAACGCGCTTGATGTGTAGGCGATATACACCGGATTTTCATTCATCATCACGCAGAACTTGGTGGGGTGAAACACCTCGCCGTTCGTGCGCACCGTTACCGGCCTGTTGAATGAATAGTCTGTTGGGTTCTGGTTCAATACCAGCGAGCCTGCCGTGTTCAGCGGGTCCAACACCGTGAACCAGACTTTCTTACCCCATATGCCGTCCAGTTTCAGCGGATCGTTCGCCGCCATGCCTTCGACATTGACAACCAGCGACGCGATGCCATAGACACGCGCCAGCCGCATCAAATCCTGAATGTAGTAGTCGGCGTGAATATCCTTCCAAGCCTGCTCGAATTCATCAATCACTTCGTCCGGCGCATCCTGCACCACGCGCTCACGTCCCTGAGACATGGCAATGTTGATTGGCGTCTCAGCCATCTTCATGCCGAGCGGATGGAACAGGTAAATCAGTTTGCACAGCTCATAGCTTGGCGAGCTGCCGACTTGGATATCATCCGACATCAGGATTGATGTAAGCCCAGTCCCTAAGTTAGACAGCGTGACAATGCTTGCGCCCATGTTGGGAGGGCCGCTGAATGGGGTTCCGTCAACACTGGACATGATTGGCCCCCATATTAGACCCCATATTAGAATCCCTCTGGATTGCCTAATGTCAGAGCTACTGAGTAGCTGAAGCAGTCGAGAAGATCATCTTCTCCCATATCCTTGCCGCCGGCCCTGAAATCCAGTATTTGCGCCAGCAAGTGATTACGTGTGCGGCCTTTGTAGGTCACGGTGCGCTCATAAGCGCGCTTGGTCAGCTTGACACGCCCGGCATGGACATAGCTTGATATGTTGATCGCTCGCTCTTGCTTACCCATAGCCGTCAACTTGGTGTCTATGGCATGGACATTCTGAGAGAGCTTATCGGCCTGCTGCAACAGCACGATCCCGGAGGATTTATCCTCAATCCATACGCCAGTGCTGCCAAGCAACACCTCGGTTTCCTGAGCCAGTTCTTCAAGCCGCTGGAATACCGTCGGCAGCCACTCAATCAGCAATGCCCCTTCAATTTGTTTCAAATCCCAATCGAGTATGGCGAGCGGCGGATCAAATGCCGGGGACCATGCCACGAACACCACACCTACGCCATCGTTGGTCTTGCCGGTTTTGGCGGCGGTGTCCACAACGGCAAGGACTGTGTGATATCGCTTCGGATTGTCGAGCGGCAGGTAGTTGCCAGTAGCATCATCTTTCATCAGCAGACTGTTTTCGCTGAAGAATGACCCACCTTCAGGGCGGGGTTTCTGCTCGTACAGCGAAGCCCAATCCATCTCGCCGATGACGGCTCGGATTTGCTTCAGGCTTTCGGCATTGTATGCCTCAGGCCACAACGCCTCGCCATGTTCGTTGATTGCAGGAAGTATCAGCTTTTCCCACTTGTCGCCTGTGCCTTCTGCTTCGGCAATCAACAAGCGGCCGGCCAAATCGTCGAGATGCCATCGAGTTTGGATCAGGACTATGGCCGCATCAGGTTGTAATCGCGTGTAGGCCACAGCGCGATACCAATCCCATACGCCGTTACGATACGTCTCACTCTCAGCCGTTGCCCTGTCCTTGATAGGATCGTCAATTATGAATAGGTTTGCACCGCGTCCGGTAATGGATGTGCCTACGCCTGCGGCTATGTACGCGCCACCGCTTGAGATGTTCCAGCGGTCTTTGGCTTGACTATCTGCGGCGAGCTTTGTTTTTGGGAATAGGCAACGATATTCAGGTGAATCAACTATATTGCGGACATCCCGGCCAAAGTCCGTTGCCAGTTCTGATCCATAGCTAGCCGATATCAAATCCAATTCAGGATGCTTGGCCATGAACCAGGCTGGGAACCGGCGTGATGCCAGCTCAGTCTTTCCATGCCTCGGTGGGCATTGGATCATCAGCCGCTTAATCTCTCCGCGCTCAACCGCCTCAAGTTTCTCGGCAATATCACGATGCAATGCTGCTGGTTTGTAGTCCGGTTTCGTGAACCGCGTGAAGTCAATTAGGTTTATACGCGCATCCTTTCGCCGTTGCAGCTCAATTTGGGCGTTGCGCGCCGCCTTTGAGGTCAATAATGGGGAATGTTGGTGTATCAATTCCATCTTGTACGGCTATGACAGCCAATTCCTCATCGGTGAAATCCGCCAGCGTGTGCTTGACGTTGATAGTGCCGGTGACCTGGGCCAATCTCGGCATGTAGTATTGCAGCACCTTCAGGAAGATGTCGCATTTCTCTTTCGGATCTTCAATGGCCCGTAACCAGTCCATGAAGTTGTCCACATTCTCGCTGACGAAGATTTCCAGCGCCATGCGTGTGGATTGGGTGAGCTTGGCCATGTGAACACCAAATAAAAAAGGCCACCTATGCGGCGGCCTAAAGCGTGGGTTAGCGGGGGAGATGCCAGAGATGCAGCGCCTTTTCAACGGGCGCGCAAAACCCACGGGTGCGGAATCTACGCTCGGATTTTCAGAATGTCAAGCGATGGCCAGAGAATAATTCATCAGCCTGAGCTGGAGCATGGCATACCCCATGTCACAGTCATGGCTGAACCGGCTGAATGAAGTCTTTGGGGTCACGCCGTAGATAGCCGTGGCCAGTTGAAATTCAGTGCGGCGTTGCCTGGGATTTCCCACGAATTCCCGTAGATGTCTGGCTAGTAGTGCTCTGTAAACCCCCGGCATCCATCGCCTCAGACATTCCATGTATCGGTCAATTTCATGCATGAGGTAGTTTGTGACGTGGACCGTGGAGTCTGCATAGCCTGTGACTTCCTCTTGGTCAATCGCCCCGCATTCCCATATTTTATCCATGATGGTGCGAGGTGTTCCGTAATAACTCATGCCACAGAATGTCTGAACCGATGAATGATTATTACTCAATACCCACCGCCCCCACTGGTTTAGCAGCCGGCGCTCTGACTGCCATTGATCCGGTAGGTAGTCGCGGAATGGTGCGGTGCGTGATGTACGGTGCCAGGCAGCTTGGGCGTTGATATC